TCAATATCGGTAACTTTATCACCAGGTTTTACACCTGTCACATAAGTTATACCAAGATTTTTACCTTTCATAAGTGTGAACACACCATCTGCCCCATGATATACAACTTCATCACAACCATTTGGCTCATTATCTATCTGACCTTTACCATACCATTTGTCTGCTAACATAGAATCAGCAACAACATTAGGTACAGGTGTCCAATATCCTAGATAACAAATAGACTTATGAGCATATCCTGATCGATATACTTCGTGACTCATTCTTGAATCTAGTGCTACTAATATATCACATTGAAAATCACGATAAATGGCGTTACAACCTATTACGGTTGCATAGTCCTTCATCTTTACTAAGTCTAATCCTTGTCGTGATTTACCATTGCCGAGACATACGGCTTTGTCGATCCATCTTAAAGTCTTCATCAATAATCATCCTATATTTTTTATGTAGTCGATATCTGTACAATATCATAATTCAAATAATTAAAACTAGCAGATACCTGTAAGTAATCTACGTCACTTGCCTGAACATTATAAGATAATGATCCTAAAGATATAGGATAAACATTTGAAAATCTTATTTCTGTCTTTGCAATATTCTTACTATTTAAAACTGTTAGTGTGGCGTCTGAATAAGTACCGCCTTCAGCAAGTGGTGCTGGTGTTCTTTTTGATCCTGTTGCGACTGAACTTGCAGTCGAACCAGGAAATCTATCAGCACTTGAAGCTTGTAAATCAGCAAACTGAGAGTGATTTTTAGGAAATCCTAGACCACTTATCCAGTCATGTAATTCTTTATAGTTGTTTAAATTTTCATCAACAAGAAATGATAACTCTAAAGTCTGATAATTTATTGTATCGCCAGGCACAGGATAATCATACAAAGGTGTAGGCACAGTTGCTGTACCTAAACTAATACCAGGTATGTTTGCTGTCTGTACAAAAAACTCTACCTTAGGAATCTTAGTCATCTTAAACCTAAACTGAACAGGACTTGCATAGTCTAATTTAGAGGGTTGTCTGTTGATAATATTTGTTTCTGTCATACTACTATTTATAATGAATTTTAGGCTAAAAAAAAGGGGGAATAAATCCCCCCTTTTTCGTATTAGTTTTGTCAACCAATATTACATAATGTTTGTAACTTGAACACGTCTGTAATATACGTTTTGGTCACCAGCTGCAGGTGATGTTAAATCAATTGCACCAGTACCATTTGTTGTTGCGAAAGGATTAGCAACCATACCATATCTAGTTTTGAAACCGATTTTTGGTTGGAAACTATCTTGACCAACTGCTCTTACCATTTGTAGTGGTACGTAAGGACAATAGAATAGTCCAGAGTCGTATGGTGAAGTTCCTTTGTAACCTACAACGTAGAATTGTTTAGCAGCAATGTTAGCAGCATATGGATCTACATATACTTTAAACTTACCGTTAAGAACACCAGCGAAAGTATTTCCAGTGTCATCTACATTTAAGTTAGTTGCAAGAGCAGGAGCGTAATCTAATACACCTGACATTTGAAGTGCAGAAGCAACATCAGCTGAACAGATAATCATATTACCTTTTCCTCTTCTTGTTAGTTGACCAATTGCATTAGCGTCTCTCTCTAATTGGAACATTAATCCTTTGAATTTCTCAACTGACCATCTTCCGTTTGAGTCTGTGTCAAGATCAAAAATACCAGCAGTTGTAGTATTTACTTGAGCACCAGCTTTTGCAGTAGTGTATATTGTTCTAACAACTTCTCTATTGATTTCCGCAAGGATCTCAGATGAAAGGATGTTAGCAAGTTCAGTCTCAGCATCTAAACCATGGATTGCTTTTAAGTCTTGAGCAAGTTCCATAGTGTATTCAGCTTTAAGAGCTCTCGATTTAGCAGTAACCGTTACTTTATCGATTGAGAAAGCCATTTCAGCAAACTCATCAGATCCATCACCTAGTTTTTCTGCGTTAGCAGTTGACATTCCAGAACCAGTTGTGTAAGTTCCAGCAGGCGAATCGTTAAGAACAGCAGGGTTAGTACCAGAGTGAGAGTCTGGAGAACCTGTGTCAGAAGCAGCGTCTTCAGCAGAAAAGTCTGAATCAGCTTCGTTAAATAATGCCTCAGCACCAGCTTGTGATCCGAATCTTGACTTCATAGCGAAGATAAGACCAGTTGGACCAGTCATTGGTTGAACACCGCAAATATCGTATGCGATTAAGTTAGGCATTGCTCTTCTAACTAGTGATATTAAAACAGGATCCCATGTGTCGATAGATCCGTCAGAAGCAGTAGATGAAGAAGCACCCATTGCGTTAGCAGGTGCAGCCTCAGACATAAAGCTTCTATCTTCTCTAACAGCTTTTTCTTGGTTTTCAAGAATAACTGTTGTTACAGCTCTTTTGTACGCATCTTCAATTTTTGGTAAATCAGGATGCTCCAATACTGGCTGCCATTTTTCTTGTAAGTTTTCAGTAAGATACATTTTATCTCTCCGTTTCTTATATTAATTTATTAAATCTTTACAGATTTAAGGTTTTTAGTTATAGCGGCTGTGTATGCAGCCATAGCATCGGTATTGCTCTCAATAGGAGCGTTAGCCGCAACAGTATCAACAGCATCTTTAGATGCGCTTTCTACTATTTTCTTTTTAGGGAAATAAGATTCTTTAATAGTTTCTAATTTCTCTCTAAATTTATCAGCACTATCGTACTCAACATTCTCAGCCATTGAAGTAAATTTTTCTTTTTCTGTATCAGCCAAATCGTCAGAAATTTCAGCAACGATTGTGTGTCTGTCAGCGTCAGAAACTTTTTTACTTAACTCAACATTTTTCTCGATTTGTTCGTTAAGTTTATCTTCAAGTTTTTTATTCTGATTTGTTAAGTCATCAAGTACATTATATTTTTCTTCAGGAACATCAATGTAGTGTTCTTTGAATAAGCCTTTAAGACCAGTTATAAAGTCTTCAGCGATCTCAGTTCTAATTCCTCTTTCAACCGCTAATTCATTTTCTTTCATCCATTCTTCAACAACATAGTTTAGGTATGAATCTACTTTTTCAGTCATAGCTTCTTTTATTGTTTCTTTTTCAGACTCAAGTTTTTCTTCGTACTGTGCCTCAAGGATTTTTGTTTGTTCCTTAATTCTTGTCTTAACAGCAGTTTCAAAAATAGTAGCTGCTTTATCTTTAAATTCTTCAGATAGATCAGCGTCAGATGAAACTAGTGCTTTAACATCATCGGATAGGTCAATTTCTACTTCTTCCGCTGATTCTTTTTTCATTTTATCTTTCATCATCATTTCTTTTTTATCATCTTCTTTTTCAGAATCGTCTTCCATCTTTTTCATAGCATTCATTTTCTTCATTTTCATAGCGTTCATGTTTGCCATTTCTTCGACTTCTTCCGTTTCTTCTTTTTTCATAGATGAAGGTTTTTGATCGTTTGGTAAAGAACCATCGTTAGCGTCTTTGTTGACCTGATCTGATACTTTCTTAACTTTTTTCGCATTGTCTGGTGTATTGTCAGTTGGTTTTACAACTGCTGGACCAAGATCCTCTGCGTCATTTTTAAGTTTAGTAGGTTCAGATGGAGCAGCATTAGCCGTTACTACGTTCTTTTGCTCTTCCACTTTCTCTACTTGTTTTTCTGTGTCAGACATTAGGTCTCTCCTTGATAATTTAATTAATTAATTAATTTAATTGTTAATATTATTTATACATCCTGTCATCTCAAAACCTACGCAGCTTATGTAAGTTGCGTGAGTTTAGATTTTTGACAAAAAGTCTTTAAAAATAGAGGCTTTAGTTTCCGCTAATTCGGCACGTTTAGTTTTCTCTATTTCTTCTTTATATCTCTCAACTTCCATACTTTTCAGTACGCCGTTGTCCCATACCCACTCTTTACCTTCCATAATTCCTTCTACGAAAGCGTCTGGAGCTGATGGATCTGCAACTATATCAGCCGCAGTAGCCAAATAGAAATCTTTACCTACAACATTACCTTGCGATCCTGATTGTAGAGATCCCATACCTCTTGATGATACGCCTAATTGAGCACCTTCGTCAATTAAATTCTTGACAATTTTACCGTATGGTGTATCCATTATCTTAGCCTCACCTATAAAGTTTTTACCTTCTGGTTTTAGACTAGTAATCATATGTGAAACTCTTTCTAGGTTTACTGTTGGTCCGTCTGGATGTCCTAGTTCACCAAAAGCTCGTTTCTTGTTTATAAATTGTTCGTTATATCTTTTAACTTCTTTTGCAAGTGTGCCTACTGGATAGATTCTACCATTACGGTTTTTAATATCCGCTTGCATAAAGATACCTTTTATCTTGTAGTCTTTTTTCCCGTTTCTTTCTTCGGTTAAGACTTCAATGTTTTCTATTGTTTCTGTAATAAGTTTCATCTCTCCACCTTTTATTTTATCTTATCTCTAAAATTAATGTATAGTTATCGCCAGCAACAAAACCTTTTGTTGATAACAATATGTCACCTGCAGGCGATGTGTTTGCTGTTAATGTTGCATTGTTAGGTATACTATTTCCTGCCGTATGGTAATCGTGAAAACCACGACCAGAAAAAAATCCTATCGTTGCGTTTGCAGCATTATCGCCACTGCCAGCAAATAATAATTCTACTCCTGATTTACCATTCGTAGTATTTACTGACCAATATATTTTCGCAAGGACTCTATTTGCATCCTCTGTCATAAAGTTAAGAGCACTAGCATCCATTTTTGTAACTAGTGTTTCACCTGATCCGTCAGATATGTTAGTAAATTTCATAACTGTTTTTGTTCCAGCTGTATCTACTATCGTTTGACTTGTTACTACATCAGCCATTAATTATTTCTCCTAAATTCAGTTATCAACAAATAACTATCTACATTTGAGTCAGTTGTTAATAATATTTGTTTATCGTCACCAAACTTTAACTGGTCAGGTCTTAATCCATATTTACCACGACCAGTAAAAGTCAAATTATTTGTTTCACTTACAGCACTAATCGTTAGTGTGCCAGTGCCTTTTATCTGATAATAACATTCTATTAAACTTATCTTACTTTCGTTATTACCACTTTCAAGCTCTTCAGCGTCAGCCACGATTTGATCTTCTTCACCACCAATACCCTTTGACTGAACAATGTACTTTTCAGTAGAGTCCACTACCTTAGTATTAGTTATCGCCATAATAATTAACTCGAAAACGCTGAGTCTTTTCTTAATTCGATAAGAACAAATCCAGAAGTACCAAGAGCGGTTAACTCTAAATCTCCTGAAGTCGCTGTTGTGTTCGTTGCGTTGTTAGTAATTCTACCAGCAGTGCCATCATAGTGTCCTGTACCAGCAAGTTGAATTGCGATAGTATCAGCTGAAGCACCTTTAAATTGTATCTGTACATGACCTGTATTATCATCAGCAGTACCTTGTACTAATCCCCACCATATTTTAGTGATATCTAATTTTGCTCCATTAGCATGACCAGATAATCCACTTGCGTCTAATATATTTGAGTTAGCAGTAGTGTTATCATCCATGTTTACTAGAATAGTAACTTTACCACCATCACCAGCAGCACCGACAACTGTATCTTTTAATGTTCTTGTTGCAATAGCCATTTTTTATTTCCTTTAACTTAATATTTCATTGTCAATATAATCTTCTATACTTGACACTTTAACATTTCTTTTTCTCGCCACCTGTTTTATTATACCATCAATCTTACTAATTATATCACCTTTAGTTTTACCTATCATAATATAGATATCTTTTACTGCCATCTTTTCAGCTGGCGATAATTTTTTAAATTGAGCAGTTTCTTTAGGACTGTCAACTTTTTGTTCAGCAAGTTTAGTCTTGAACTGCTGAAACATCATCTGCATTTTCTTCCTCGCCTTGATCTACTTCAACAGGTTCAGGTGTTTCTACTTCAGCATTATTACCACTCAATTGAGCAGCGTCTTGTGTTGCTTCTAATTCGTTACCTGCATTTAACCAGTCAGTAGCAACTGATTGTCTTTTATCATCAAGTGCTTGTCCTATTTTATCAGACAACGCATTTTTAAATGAGTCTTGAGCCGCTACATTGTCCCCACTTGTAAGTGAGTCAATCATATTTTTTACATTTTCATTTGCCATAATTATTCATCTCCTATATTTATATCAGTATCTTGGGCTTCTGTATCCATATCTTGACCTTCGGGAGCCGCAATAATACCTTGTTTTATTTCTTTCGCAATTTGATTATCAATTTCAATTATATCGTCATCACTTTGTCTCAATACTTTTTTTCTTATGTAGTCAACTGAATAGTATTTTCCTACATATGGACTTACTTCTTGAGCAAGACTTAATCTTTCTCTTAAAATTTCTGCCTCTTTTAACTCAGCAAAATATCCATCTTTTAAATAATCATATTGAATATGTGCGCCTATTTTTGCCCAATCTTCAATAGTTATGATACCTTTTAAAACTAATTGTGTTTTAAGTATATCAGCAAAGAGTTGAGTAAATCTTTTTCTTAATCTTTGAACAAATTTAGTAAACTTTAATTCATCTCTTGTAATTTCAGCAGCCTTACCAAGATTGAAACCAGATTCTGATTCTAATCTTGAAATCGGTACATTCAATGCCTTGTATAATTTCTTTTGAAAGTATTGAACGTCTGTAATTTCACCAAGATTTTGTCCGCCTGGTAAAGTAGTTACTTCAGTTCCTTTTGCACCCTCTCTACGAGGTAACCAAAAGTCTTCAAGCATCGACATGTGTTTTCTGTCGTCTCTAATTTCACCAGTTGAAGCATCATAAACAAGTTTGTTTCTGTATCTTGCCATTACGTCTCTTAAATAAGACTCAGCTTTTATTTTTGGCAAGTTACCTACATCAACATAGAACACTCGTCTTTCAGGTGCTCTTACTATTCTGTAAATAACAACAGCGTCTTCAATCATTCTTAACTGATTGACAGGTTTAATTGCTTTGTGCAAGTGACCCATGACCATATTTCTATTTTGGTCAATGACACCAGATGTTACAAAAGTTATTGAGTCAGTTGCGATTTTAACACCAGCATTAGAATTACCAGCTTGTATTCCTTTTTCATTGTATATAAACCACTCCGCTGTTTGTTCAACAACTTCAATGCCTTTACTTTTGACATCTCTTTTCTTTTTAATCTCACGAACTTTTTTCATTTTTCGTGGATCAATATATCTTAATTCTGTAAGACCTTTTCTAGGACTAGTCGGATCTATTACCTTATGAAAATAGATACGGCCATCAACATAAAATCTTTTAAATATGTCATGTCCTTTTTCTTCAAAGTTTAACAAACGCATTACTTCGTCAAACTCATCTCTAATCTTTTCTTTAATTTTATCTGAAACACCAAGTTTGTCTAAAGACAATGAAACGGAAACGTCTTTTTCATTAGATACAATAACCTCATTTATTATATCTTCAATAGCCATATCACATTCTGGATGCTGAGCAACTTCTCTATATCTTCTAATCAGCTCAGAGTCATTCTTAGCTGTGACTTCCATATCCAAGTATTGGCCAAAGTAACCGCCAGCAGATATAGTTGTTACACCGTCATCTGGAGAAGGTATAGTAAAAGCCTGTTTGGCTTCTGCTGGCTTCTCCAGAGTATCATTTTTTCTTGTTATTTCAAATCCAAGTAGTTGTACCATATTATAATCTTCCTTTTTGAATTAACTTATTTTTATGTAGTCGTATCTGTTTCAAAATATTGGAATTGGAATGTAACACCAAATTCTTCGATAGTGTCATTAGTTCCGTAATTCAAAGCAATATTATCTAAGGCGATTGGGAACAGTCCTCTGTAAGTGTATGACTTTAGAGTATTACCATTTCTATCTAAATGGTCAACGAAACCATCAACTTGATAATCAGCAGGATTTGCGATACCTTCGTTGTCAGTCATGTTGTTTATACCGTTCATCCATCTTTCAAATGCTCTGTACAATTTAAAGTCAGTATCGTTTAAAACTGTAATTGACCAAGGTTCAAATGTTCTGTCCCCAGCAATATTAAGTTTTCTGCCTCTAAAGTCAATAGGTACATTACCTACTGTTTGTCCAGGTATAGCAGTTGCTTTACATAAGAAAGCAAGATCAGATGTTTCACCACCTACAGCAGCGTAACCAGGAAAAGGTAAAGTTACCTTGAACTGATTAGCACGAGCTCCGCCGCCTCTTAAACGAGATTTAAATTCATTAATATTTGGCATGATTTTATTCCTCCCTATTAAGCGCCAGCGACTTCAGAAAAGGCAACGCCTGATCTTGTAGCCACAAAGTTAAGTTGTATGAAGTTAATAGAACGACTAGGTTTGACAAATATGTCAGCTCTAAATTCGTTTCTATCAATAACGTCTCCAGTATTGTTAGTGTCATCACATACTACTGAAAAATCAGTAAGACCTCTTCTACCTTGTACATCTCTTAGGAAAGGCTCTATCAAGTTTCTAAATTGTGCTCTTGTGAACTCATCATTAAATTCAAAGAGTTGAAATTTAGCTGCGATAGCAATTGCCTTCTCTAAAGTGATAAACAGTCTTCTAACATTTATTCTGTCAAAAGCACTAGGTTTAGATTGAGCAGTTTTGTCACCAAATAAAACAGTTCCTTGACCAGGAAATGCTACTACTGGATTAATTCTTGCTTTGTATAACTCGTCTCTTTGAGCTTGATTTGGATTAAAAGCAAGTTTTACTGCACCTCTAATTTGTCCTCTAGTGTAACCAGCAGGTGAGAAGTGTGAATCAGCAATATTATCTGTTCTAGCACATAGACCAGCAATGTCACCATTTAATGGTACAAATCTGTAAACATCATTGTATTTGTCATACATGTATTTGTAACCACTATCAATAACAGCGTAACTTGTTGATGGTAAACCATCAGCAAAAGATACTACGTTTTGAGTTTGTGTGACAGCGTTTGCAACACCAACTACATCTGCTCTTGCAGGTGATATGAAGGCAACACAATCTTTTCTTGCTGTTGCGATATCCATAACAGCAGTTGCTTTTGTGTCTCCAGTTGCATCAGCACTTGTTTGAGAAGGTCCACATAATAGTAAACTTAAATCAACATTATCAGCGTCATTAAATTTTTCATATGCAGTAGCAATCTCAGCGTTTGTTGCAACATAGTCATCTGTTCCACCAGAAAGTGAAGTAGAAGATACTACAAATGCATCACCAACTGTATTATCAAAAGTTGTACCAAATTTAGTTACACCATCTGATAAAGTAGAGATGTGATCTATCCAATAGATATATTTACTTTCTCTATAAATTACATCTGGATAATAGTTTGAATTACCAGAAGAATCTTTAGCATCATGAGCCTGTGAAACACCTTCGAAAGTTTCTAGGATTGTTCCAGCAGTTCCTGTGATTGTACCATCTTCATCTATTACTGCGATATGCATTTCGTCTAGTGAACCACCAGCAGCAGATACATCATCTGTTGTTGTTGGTGGAGTTGAAAAGTTAAAGTAATACTCCCAATGTCTTAGGACTTTACAGTTGTCAACAAGAGCGTGTCTTAATCCACCTGTTTCTGTTTGACCAGTTGCAGGGTTGAATCTTGCGATTGTTAAAACATGTGTTGATATTCCTGTTACTTTATAAAAGAATCCAGAAGGTGCACCATCAGCTGAAGGCACAGATGTTGCGTCTCCAAACTCTAGTATGTCACCCACTTGAAATAGAGATCCATCATCCATAGTGATTGTTGTATCTCCGATAGCAGCAGTAGCATCATTTGTTAAAGTTCCACTCTGTGAGTGAGGACCGAAAGCAGTAGAGTTAGGACATAAAGAAACTTTTAAACTATTTCCTAATGTTCCCGCTTCTCTTGCAGCCCATGGTCCGATATTCGTGACCGATCCAGCACCTGAGTCTGTCATATAGGTGTCTAGATAGTCGGCAGTATTTTTAATTAAGACAGCAGTACCAGTTGACACAGCATTTACTAATCCTGTGATTGGTCTTACTATCTTCAGATTGTTTCCGTAACCTAAAAAGTTTGCAGCGCAAAAGAATTCCTCAAAGTTATTTGCATTTGGTTTCCCGAAAATGTCAACTAATTCTTGTTCAGATGAAATCGTAGTAATCTCATCAATGGGTCCTTTTTCTGCTGTCATGACGATACCACCAGAAGTAGTAGATACAGCTGGTATGATATTCGTTAGATCCTTTTCAGTCACATTAACACCTGGTGATACTTGAAAAGCCATGTTTAGTTCTCCTTAATATATTAAGTAATTTGTATTAGTTATAACCCTTTGTAGATATTTATTATAATTCGTTTCTTTACTACTCTCCCTTTCGGTAAGTCACAGGTTGCCATAATACACCTGCGTCATCAAAAAATGAGTTATTATTGCCCTCTGGATCGTTTAATCCATCGTCAATAAACCCAAAAGGCGCCATATCTGCCTCTATAGCATTCTGTTGTTCCGTAAACATTTGACCCCTAACATCTACGTCTGTCAATTCTTTGAAGTATCTCTGATTGGCCATCCAAGAAAAGATAACTAGACACATCACTAAGTCATCATGAGCCCCTTGTTCAGCCTCAAAAGATTTTCCACGAGCAATAAAAGTAGATAGTTCTGCAATTATATCAAAATCATTTATGATTAGTTTATCAGATTCTATCAGACTCTTTAAGTTTGAAGTTCCGATTTTTTTTGTGCCCTTTGTCATTCTCAAACCTAACTGATTACCACGACCACTAAAACCTCCGCCTAGTACCTGACCTGCTCGACCTCTCTGAGTGACCATCATCATGTTGTCATACTCTAGCTCAAATTGCATTGCGTCTGCAACCTGTTGACCTAGATCATTTATCTCTATCAGACAAAATGCTTTGTTGTAGTTATCTCCTAGTTTCTTTAGTATGTTAGGAAAGACAATCGGTTTTATATCATTGTTTCTGTACTTCGCAACAATTCTGTATGGCGCTTTAGTGACATCAAATACTATCACAGCAGAGTAATCATTGTTGATACCCCTTGCAACGTCAACCGCCATCGTGTATATGTGATTTTTCTTAGGCATTTCATAGATGTCAAAGCCACCTGGGCTTCTCTTAGGGTCTACGACAGCCATAGATTTTAATTTACTCGCATTGATAAGTGTATCGATACTACCTAGAAACTCACACTCAAATTCTGTTTGAAACTGCTCGAGACTTGTGTTTCTTATTGTCTGTTCTTTCCACTTTTCATCACGACCTGGCACCTCTGACCAATGTACCTCGATCGGTTTGTAATCGTTTCTCTTATTGTTTGCATCCATCCACATCTTATAAAACATATTCATTCCGTGTGGTGTTGATACTATCATAACCTTAGATGATTGTCCAGATGATATCGTGGGATATACTGAGCTAAAAAATTCTTCGGCAATGTTGTTGGGCACATAGGCGAACTCATCTAGAAATATTATGTTAAAGGTACTTCCCCGAACAGCACTAGAAGATGTACTCGCCGCTACGATCTTACTTCCGTTTTCTAATTCTAGGGAACCTTTGTTCCAGTTGATGACGCCTTGTTGCATCCATTTCGGCAAGTGCTCGTAAGCAAGTTGCAGTCGCCCTAATAAATCCCTTGCCGTAGAAGATTTGTTG